GTTGTGGCAGCAGACAAACCCATATTAGGTCCACAAACCAAACGGCGCAGCATTGCTGTGCAGTCTGGTATTCGTTTGGACAGAGTCCGAACGAAATCGATTTTCCAGCCTAGTTGGCCGGATTTCACTGTGAACCGAAATGAGTATAGGACTGCTGGGACACAAGAAACTGTGTCCGAGGGCCATCCATTTTCCTCTTCAAAGGAGAAAGGAAAACGAGACATTGGTGGAGAGTTCTTTACACAAAAGAAGCTAACGCTTCCTGTGCAGAGGCAATCCATTTCCAATGTTGGGTACAAGCCAAGCGGTTTAGCGTACTTCGATTATCATTACGAAGGACCTTTATTGCCGCTTGACCCCTCGACTGTGCCGTTCCCCCCTAGTTACGTTTCGAGCAATGGTGCTCTAGACGCAGCTGGGACGACGGCCATCTCGAGAGTTAAACCCACGAACCCAGTGGCAAGTCTAACCGCTGCTTTGGCGGAGATCCATAGAGATGGTTTACCATCTCTCTCCTCCTCGCAGACCTGGGAGTCTAAAGCGTCTGTTGCCCGCGATGCGGGTGGCGACTATTTGAACGCTCAGTTCGGTTGGGTGCCTCTCATTAGTGACGTCACCGATTTTACTGGTGGTGTCAGCCGCGCTTCTGAGCTTATCGCTCAGTACAAGCGTGGTATTGGGAAGCCTACCCGTAGGACTTACCACTTTCCCACAACCGTACAGGATGAATCCGGATGGGGAATTATTGCTTCCGGGACCCCTTGGGGTCCTGGTTCCAATATTTTCACCGTTGGGAATCTACCTGTTGTACCCGGCAAAATCACCTTCCAACGCTCTGTTGTTCAGCATCGTTGGTTTTCGGGTTCGTTTAGCTACTACTTCCCTTCCAGTATCTTCGGAAGTAAGAAGTTAGCAGACTATGCGATCCTCGCCCATGAATTGGGCTTGGAACCGACGCCAGAAGTTCTCTGGCAGGTGACTCCGTGGAGCTGGGCTGTCGACTGGTTCAGTAATACTGGAGATTGTATCTCCAACTGGACCGCTTTTCACGTCGACGGTCTTGTGATGCTCTATGGGTATATGATGGAACATACCATCGTTACCGATACCTATAGCATGACAGGGTTTGCATATGAAGGCAATCCTTGTCCTGTCCAAGATCTTGTCAAGGTCACTGAGACCAAGATAAGACGAGGAGCAACACCTTATGGCTTCGGGCTTAACTGGAACGGTTTTTCTTCGTTCCAAGGCTCGATATTAGCAGCCCTTGGTTTGAATAAGGGCTTGCGGTAGTTGTACTACCTACTAAAACACCAATTAGGAGTAATGCTATGTCGTTCGCAGATCCGCAGTCTGTCACCTTTCCGGCGCCGTTGGCCGGGACGATCTCGCTTCCCCGCGTAAATGTGGGGAAGTATGAGTCGTCCTACACCAGCAGTGACGGGTTGGTGACAATGTCGGCCTCCTCCCAGATCGGGAAGAGGATCCGACGCACTCTGCGTCTCGATCACAACAAGATCAGCGCTGACGTGTTCTTGCCGTCCACCAACGTCAAGACGGGGATGAGTTTCTACCTCGTCTTTGACGTCCCGGTGGTCGGCTATTCGAACGCGGAAGAGCTGGCCGTCTACACCGG